TACTGTTGCTGTATTTGATTCCAAAGTAAACTGGAACTCAGATGATGCTACACTTAGTGCATCTTCAATCTCATCTATAGTATCTATACCAGTATTAAGTTCTTCAGAACTATAATCAAACAGACGGCATCTTAGTTTATATACTGGATTATTATCTAACTGAAAGAAAGGCTCATCATGATCTACAAAATTAACTTGGAACATTTTTTTAAGAATAGGATGATATATTGCATCACCCTCAAGAGGACGATCTGAATCCGTTGCATCTGTCTCTGATAAAATATAAAAATCACTTCCCTCTAAATCTGTTGATATAGCTGCAAGTGTTCCTGCCTCTAAAAGAACAGAACCACCCTCTTCACTATCAGTTCCCGACTCAATTGTAATCTGTTTTGTAAGTTCTTGAAATCTTAATTTGTTAACAACAAATGTTGCTTCACTTAAATTCTGTAAACCAAACTGATTCATTATTTCTTTTTCACCAGCAAAACCACCATCTCCATTTTCCATATACATTTCTATTTTAGCTGCATCTCTGAAAATAGAAAGAGAGTCCTCTCCAAAAACAGAGTCCTCTGCAACGATAGTTCTGTCTATGTAAAATACATCATGACCGTATATCTGAATTGCCTCTGCAACCAGATTACTATAAAGACTTTGTTCTGTTGCAACTGCAGCTACGTTACTGGTGTGGAAATGTTTATTGACAGCCATTTCATTACCCTATCATGTAATTCACTGGTAACTCAAAGGCCAACTGTATCTGCTCTTCTAGTCTTTGTTGTTCCTCTATAGCTTGTGAATAAATAGTTTCGCCATTCATCGTAACACCACCAAGCATTGCAACACCATTAAATTTAGATAGGTTTGCTCCCCATTGTTTTTTAATCAATGAGGTTGCATATCGTTTTAAATATATATCATCAAATATATCAGTATACGTTGTAGGATCAAGTTTACGATAACACTCTATAACTATAAACTCATCAACTTCCATATCATTTTGCCAGTCCATATCAATATAAAGACGGTTCTGATGTTGATTAAAACGAATAGGTGTTTCACCTACAAGAATATGCTCTAGAAAATCTAGGTGTTGCATTGTCTGTTGATAATGCATAACTGATGTTGAGGAGAAATCATAGAGATCATTTAATCGCAATTGATAACGAACATCAAAGAGGTTTCCTCCACCACCAGTATCAGTGAGAGGAAATACTTTTACAACTGAAACAACTGTATCTGGTACAGGTATAAACCCTTTACCTTCTAACCAATCAGCAGAAATACCACTATCAACTTTATCTGTAACAGAGGTTGTTGAGTTTGTTATACCTCTATCAAGCTCTGCTTGAGTTATCTTGTGTTTAAGATACATTCTCTCAATACCATCGTAGTGGTATTGTGCGAAGTATTGTAATGCTTCATCTAAACGGTCATCAACTTGGTCATCAGACACGTTGATATCAATAACTCCATCACCAAGAGAACGTAAACAGTATGATTTCAGAGTTGCTTTCGTAGAAGGTATGGCCATTTTACAATCCTTTCTACATATTTATATGTTTAAAAGTCTGTGTTATTATCTATTATGATGGTTCTGTTGGCCAAGTAATATCATCTGGGTCAGACTCAGATGCAGGCAAATCTCTGAGAGCTTGACGATACGTTTTCCAAGCACTGCTCATTGTAACATCACTCATTCCACGCCAGTCTGACGCTTCAAGTTTAGCATTGCGGGCTCTTCTAATAGATGCCCATTGTTCTTCATCAGTTTGGTCAACAGCAGTATGAGTTAATGTAACCGTCTGTTTGTCTTTGTCAATAGTAGTGGTTGTATCCCCACGTTTCTTTCCAGAAGTGACTTCTTGTGTAACTTCAGTAGCTTCAACCAAAACGTAATCACCTAAATCTAAAGGTCTTTGATCACCTGTATATACAATATCCATCGTATCTGGTATTTTAACTCGACCTACAGAACTGCCTAATCTGGTAGCTGTTCCATCTGATTTTTTAAGTAAATAATCCATGTGTTTTTCCTTATTATTATGAGGGCCCAAAGACAAGAAATGCAGATGATCTAAGTGCTGTTCCATCGTATTCAACACTAAAACTTTGACCAGCAGAAGCAGATGCAAAAGTTGCATCTGCACAACCAACTTGTGTACCCGCACCTGGCTCACTTCCGGCATCGGGGCCAAGACCAACATCGGTTCTTTCAGTTAAATTTGTAAAAGTTAAGGTTTCACGTTCTTCACCATCCGCAAGAACACTCATAGCGAGAACAGCCTGTCCTGCTTCTATATCGAACGATGCTGAATGGGTAAGACTACCAGACCCAGCAGCCCTTGTTATAACTGAACTACTTTTAAAAATTAAGTCTGTTCCCTCCCAGACAAATATTCCACCTCGTTTTGTTGATCTTTGATATGTGGGAATAATATCTTTAGTTGTTCCTGATGCAATTTCATATCGAAACATTGCTATTTGCATATGGTCTGTTCCTAAATTTTCAAAAACTTTAGTGCCAGCAACGCCACCGCAAGTCATCCCAGAAAGACCATCAGTGCCAGAACCTCCACCTGTTGTCACGGCTCCAACAAGAATAATACGAGAAGCACCCTCATTACTTCCTACACTAACACTACTGTAAGTTGTTGATGTGTAGTTTTCAAGTGTACTACCAGAGGAACCACTAGCCGTAAATCCTACAAAATTAAGCACTGAAGCAGCTGCGGATGCTGGAGCAAATATAGGAAATAAACTCATTGTAGGGCAACCACATGAATTTGTTTAAATGAGCCCATCACAGTGCAGTAAAGAAAAAAGTCATGGCCGTTTGTTGTCGTTAGTGAATCGCCAGTTGCTTGAGTAAAGCCACTCACAGTCAGAGTACCAGCACTGGCATTGTTTGTATACTGAACAACGATTGTACTATCCTCAAGTTGAGGCACTAGAGTATGAGCCCCTCCATTTGTTACCTTTTGGAAGTTGCCGTTAAAAGCACTTAAATTTACAGTTAAACTTGCAACTGTTCCATGATCAAATATGGTAGCAGAAAAACCAGTATTTGCTGCAAGTTGACCACCACCACTAAGGAAACTATCAGCAGCTACATCCTCTAGTAGTAAATTATCACCAGCATTTGTTGCAGAACCATCTGTTCCACCAGCTTCAATCTCAAAATGATCATTTACATGAGCAGCAGTGTCAATTGATAATTTATCATTAATTGACTCAGCAGAAATAGTTCCAGTAACTTTTAAATTACCTTCGATTTTCTCTGCGGCTCCTGTTCCACTTGGTGCTCTTCCAAAGTATGGCATTTATTCTCTCCGTTAACTAGGTTCCGTGGGCCAAGTAATATCATCTGGGTCAGACTCAGATGCTGGCAAATCTCTTAGAGCTTGTCTGTAAGTTTTCCAAGCACTGCTCATTGTAACATCAGAGTTGGCTCTCCAATCTGACTCAGCAAGTTTAGTATTTCGTTGATTGCGAATTTTTTCCCATTTATCAGCTAACTCAGTGCTATCAACTAAAGATTGTTGCAAGGTTGCTGACCCATCTGCTACTTTCCAATACTGTGGTTGTCTCCAAGCCTCAAGTCCATCAGCTACTTTATCTTCAAAGTAAAATGCATTTTTGTCACCTTTGCTGACACACGTTGCAACACAGGCTTTAGCCTGATCTTCGGTATCAGCTTGTTTTGTTCGGACAGGTATTCCGTTGTCATCCCAGTTAGCAATTATTGAATATGTCATTGTCTTTTCCTATGTACTATTATTGATGCCCAAAAGAACATATCTACCTGTAAGAGTGCCTGTGTCTCCCAACATCTGAAATGCATCAATATCTGCCTCAGCTAATCGGGCAAACCATAGTTGCGAATATTGTAACACAGCATTCGTGTGAAATCCTACTTGGTTACTCATAATCAGTGTGTATCCTGTGTTGTCTGGAGCAATGATACTGATTTCGCCCACACCATGCTCTCCTGTCCCAGCAGCCAGCAACGCTCCACCATTACTAGCCCTTCGAGTGGTACGTCCTTCAGTGGTGGAAGTTAAATTGTAATCAACAGGCGGTGATGAACCATCGTTGATTATGTGTCTCCAAGCGTAGTTACCAGCCGAGCTATCATAACTACTACCTCCGTCCGTAGATGTGCGATATAAGAGGTCACATCCGTCAGCACTAGGCGTAATTTCCCAGAAAATCTTATACGCATCATAATTTGAGCTATCAAAGCCAGTGATATCTACAGTAGACGCTGTACTAAAAGTTGCTCGTGCCAACACCTTTGTGCCTCCTCCAGCATCAGCACCAAAAGCAGGAGGTGATCCAGCACCAGCAGATTTAAGAACTTGGCCAGAATTACCAGTTGATACAGCAGCAGGATTGCCAGAGGCATCAAAAGTAATAAGATTGCCGTCTGTTCCATCAGCCATCATGTTAAGTGGTAATTTTGTTAAACTCATTTATTTACTCCCCAGTTTTATCATGACGGTTTTGGGTTGTCACTTTTTATTTTAGCAATTGCGGCAAACCAATCGCCGGTTTTATCTGCCTTTCCTGCAGCCATATCGTGATATAACTGGTCTAATTGCTCACCAATAGCAGGATATGATTCAGTTCTTGCAAATTTGTACTCAGCTGCAGTTGCAGCAGCAACATCACTGTCATATGTACTCTTATCATACGTTAGGGTCTTTTTATCTCCATCGACCACCCAATAATTTAAACTACCATCAGGTTTAGCACAAACAAAGCCTCCGTGTTTAGCAACGTGAGCATTAGCATCTGCCTGTTTTGCAAAATCTTGATACTTTGTAATTTTGTTGTCAGCGTGACTGACTACTGCAATATAATTTTCCATGTTTTTTCCTACATATACATAATATTTATTGTACCACCATTATAAGTTTCTGAACCACCTTTAGTCGTAATACGAACCTGAGTTAATTCTGCTGACAAATCTTTAGAACCAGCACCAAATGAATGGTCAAAGGCAGCACGCCTAAATGAACTACTTGAAACCCAAGTATGATTAGTTGGGTGGTGTAGTGACAGTATCATTTGCCCACCAAACGTATTAGCATCACCATCAACTGTAATTCCAAAGCCTTGACTTTCATTGGCATTATTTGTTCCGTCAGAACCCAAAGAGCCGTTTGTATTTGTGCTTCTTTGCGATCTATAGTCTGATGTTTCTATGCCTCCAGAATCGCCAATTTGCACCATCCATTCGTCCCCTCCATTTGAACTAAAATCGTGCATGGTGAGAACAATAAGACTAGTACCTGTTGGAATAGAGCTAAACGTCATTGCTGTGCCAGACGCAGATTGTGGCGTTGCATGAGTAAATCCTGATGTAACAGTTGTAAATGTAGGTGGAGCTCCAGCTCCAGCAGAGGTAAGTAATTGACCAGAAGAACCTGTTGCTACAAAAGCTGGATCGCCTGAAGCATCAAATGTAATTAAGTTTCCGTCTGTACCACCAGCAAGTTTTGCTAAAGTAACTGCGTTATCAGCAATTTTTGCAGTCGCAACTGCATCATCAGCAATTGTTTGAATTGAACCTACTGTAAAAAATTGCACTACAATATTATTTGATAGTGCTGGGGGTGCAGTAGTAAAAGATAGTGTTGTACCAGATACCGTAAAATCAGTTCCATTACGTTGCATAACACCAGATATCCTGACAAAAACAGCATTAGTAGTTGATGATTGTGACAACGTAAAGTTTGTTTCTGACCCATCCCCTGTGAAGGTCTGGGTAAAAGCATCTGTAATTGCTCCTGGCTCATTACCTAGATATGGCATTAGGTTATCTCCATTACACTTAACGTAGCATCTAGTTTACTAGCAGTTTTTGCTCCTATTGTTAAGACATCTGTAGTTTCCATAACAATTTTCTGTCCAGCAAAAACTTCAAGTGTAGAGTCAGCAGGAATTGATACTTCATTGAGAAGTGTGACACTCTCGTTGGCTGCATTATTTGCTCCAGTTCTATTTGCTGTATCACTTGCAAGTTTAACTGTAACGTCTTGTTCAGCAGCATCT